GGACACGGAACATGGCAAGAGATTATTAATGAACGAGCTAAACGTATTCAAGAAGAAAAAGAAGCTGAGAAAGAAAGAGCTAGAATAGCAAGGCAGAAACGTCAAGAAACAATAGACAACTTTCAAACAGCTGGTATAGTTGCTGCTATTATAGGTGTTGTTATATTAACAGTATTAGTATATTTTAAACTAGGATAATTATGGTTGTATCAAGAAGCTCTATATCACAACAAATAAAACGTCCTCCTTCTAAAAAGAAAAAGAAGAGGAATAAAAAGAAAGCAAGGAGACCTTAAATGGCAACGTCAGGTACATATAGTTTTTCATTGGACATTGACGAGGTAATCCAAGAAGCTATGGAAATGATTGGTGGTGAGGCTACACTTGGTGAAGAGCCTCGCTCTGCTCGCCGTTCGATTAACTTATTGCTACAAGACTGGCAAAATCGTGGTATTCAACTTTGGACAATTGGTACTACTGCTGTAACTGTAACAACAAGCGTTACTTCTTATAATCTTGGTTCAGAGAATATTGATGTGCTTGAAGCTGTAGTAAACAGGAGTAATATTGACTTACAGCTTGAACGTATTAGTATGGAGGAGTATTTAAAAGTTCCTCGTAAAGGACAGACAGGTAGACCAACACAGTTTGCTGTTAGAAGAGAACGTGATAAATCTGTTGTGTTCTTATGGCCTGTCCCTGAAAATAGTACAGATGTTGTTAAGTTTGAGACAATGAAGTATATACAAGATGTAACAAGGTCAAATCAAAATGCAGATGTATCTCGTAGATTCTTACCTTGTCTTACTGCTGGTACAGCTTACTTTATGTCTATGAAAAGACCTGGTGTTGATGCTGGACGTATTCAAATGTTAAAGCAAGAATACGAAGAAAGACTTTTACGTGCGCAAGAAGAAGATAAAGAACGTGCTAGTATGCACATTACTCCTCGTTTGAACTATGTATAATGGCTAAGAAAACTTTAGGTCTTTGTGATATTTGTGGGTTTAGATACGAACTTCGTGAACTAAAAAAGAATAGTTATGGCATGATGGTTTGTCCTGCAGATTACGAAGGCAAATATGATTTAAACAATCATCCTCAAAATAGAATAGCTTCTGTTAAGGATGATGAAAATATAAAGGATGCTAGACCACTAAGACCTGCTTTAGTTTCGGCTGTACCAGTATCTGCGTGGCTACCAAGTATTTAAATGGCTCGTGGTAAATATTCAAAAGCTGAATGTGATATTTGTGGGTTTTCTTTTCCAAGGTCAAAGTTACGTAAGAACAGCTTTGACCTTTGGGTTTGTCCAAGTGATTGGGATGGGTCATATGATAGGATAGCGCATCCACAAAATAAATCTCCTGACTTACGTGATAATAGTCAGTATGTAATGAATGCAAGACCAGAGCCTAATTTTGACCGTAATGTAAATTGGGAAGATGCAGACCAAATACACACTACTATCTATCAATGGGATATTCTTGATAAGTATTGGAATACAGTTTAATGAGTACATTTACAGGTAAAAAGATTGCAAATACTTATAAAGACTTGTTAAAGATAAATACAAGTGTTGATAATGCAGGTATTGATGGTACACTAAGAAGTATTCAAGATGGTAATGGAGTTAACACAGCCCTTCAGCTTTCTCAATCAGAAGCTAAAATAGCAGGTAATTTAGATGTAACAGGAACTGTTTCTGCTGCTGGTTTTTCTGTAAATGGTATTGACGTATCTGTATTAAATGCTGTAGATATATCTGCTACTAATATTACAACAGATACTTTAACTGCTAATACTCTTGCATTTCAGGATGTAAGTGTAAGCAGTCTTAGAACTGGTAATTTATTTGCTACAACTGTTAGTGCTGGCACGATAAGTGCAACAACAGTAGATGCGACAAATATACTGGTTGGTGGTGAACCTGCTGCTACATCTTCTACAGTTGCTGCACTTTCTGCTACACTAGAAACACGTATTGCAGGAGTATCCTCTACTTTTGCTTCAACATCTGCGACACTTAATACTCGCATTGATGCTGTATCTGTACTTACTAAAACTAACTTAGATGCTATATCATCCGTTAATACAATTGCATTAGCGGCTGCAAGTGCTGGCACATCGGCTACATTAGAAACACGCATAGCTTCTGTAAGCTCTACTATGGCTACAAGTATTGCTAATGTATCTACTGCTCTTGAGATACGAATAGCTGCTGTTAGCGCAGAAGTATCTGCTGTAAAAGCTTTAGTAACAGCCACTAATGCTTCTGCTATTGCTGCTAATACTTCAGCTATCGCAGTAGCTCAAACATCTATTGCTGCTAACACAAGTCTTATTACAGCTTTATCAGCTACCTTAGAATCACGTATTGCTACAGTTAGTTCTACTATGGCTACTAGTATTGCCACAGTTTCTGCAACATTAGAATCAAGAATAGCTGCAGTATCTTCTACCTTTGCATCTACATCAGCAACTTTAAATACAAGAATAGATACAGTATCGGCATTAACTAAAACTAATTTAGATGCTATTGCATCAGTAAATACTATAGCAGTAGCTGCCGCAAGTGCTGGCACATCTGCATCGTTAGAAACTAGAGTTGCTGCAGTATCTGCATTAGTACCTGCACTATCTGCTACTATGGCAACTAGTATTAATAATTCTAATACAGCTATTGCTGCAGTATCAGTATTGACAAAAACTAATTTAGATGCTATAGCGTCTGTTAATACTATTGCTCTTGCAGCAGCTAGTGCTGGAACATCAGCTACGCTTGAAACTAGAATAGCTGCAGTATCTGCCTTAGTTCCAGCTTTGTCAGCTACAATGGCTACAAGTATTAATAATAGTAACACAAATATAGCTACAGTATCTGCTTTAGTTCCTACACTATCAGCTACTATGGCTACATCTATATCTAATGCAAACGCTGCAGCTGTAGCATTTGCCATTGCATTAGGATAACTTTTGGAGTATAATAAGCTATGGCTAACGCATTTAAAATAAAAACAGATACAGCTGTTGGGACAAGCCCAGCTACTATTTATACTTGTCCTGCTTCAACTGAAACTACAATCATAGGACTATCTGTTGCTAACATTGTTGCATCGCAGATTACTGTTGATGTGCAGTTAGAGAACAACGATGGCGATAATATATATCTAGTCAAAGCTGCTCCTATTCCAGTAGGTAGTGCTTTAGTTGTTGTAGGTGGCGACCAAAAGGTTGTTATGGAAGCATCAGACATATTGAAGGTAACAACAAACACAGCATCCTCTGGTGATGTTGCGTTGTCTATATTGGAGATTACCTAATGGCGATTAGCAAAATTACATCAGATGCTATAGACGCAACTGGTTTTAATTTAGATAGTAATACCCTTACCATTGACAGCACGAATAATCGGGTTGGGATTGGGACGACTTCGCCAAGTAGTGCTTTGCACGTCAAAACAGCTTCTGCAAATCCTTATGTTTTTATTGAAGGAACATCAACGGCAGACGCTGGCATAAGATTTAATTTCAATGGTGGGACTTTTGAACCTGCTATTTTTGCAGATGCGTCAGCTTTGCGATTTTATGACTTTACTGCTGGCACAGAACGCATGCGCATCGACACCAGTGGCAATGTTGGGATTGGTACTTCGCCAAGCGTGAGACTTGATATTGATAATGGCTCTCTAAAAGTTAACAGAGGAAACTCATCAGGAGATATTGCAGTTTTCAGAGGGCTAAATGCTGAAAAAGTAAAAATTGATACTCATGGCATAAAGTTCAACGGCGATACTGCGGCGGCTAATGCGCTTGATGATTATGAGGAGGGGACTTTTACTGTTACACTTCTTACTACAGGTAGCCCCAACCCGACATATACCATAACTAATAACACTGGATATTACACAAAAGTCGGTAGGCTTGTCACAGCTAATTTCTATTCAGGCGGTATAAATATGACTAATGCTGGGTCTGGACAGGCAAGAATTTCAGGGCTTCCATTTAACGCTACCTCTACTACTTATGGTCAATACAGTGTTGTATCTTTTACTCATACAACAGCATTCACATCTAATGTGGAGGGCGGTTTTACTATAGGCGGCTCTACTCAAATAGCTGTTTTGGATGAAGGAAGTGTTAGCTCTATAGCTTTTACAACAGGAAACCCTCTTTATATAATGTTCACTGTAACATATTGGACTGATTAACCCGTCTGGAAGTCGAGCAGGAGAAACAATTAAATGGCATATATAGGACAAAACGCTGACGGAAACTTTACCACATCGGTATCGAAAGATACCTTTAGTGGCAATGGTTCTACTACGGCATTTACTTTGTCCGAGGGTGCAACGACAAATACTGTTGATGTATTTGTAGAGAACATACGCCAAGAGCCAACAACAGCTTACACTGTAGACGGGACAACGCTGACATTTACAGCCGCACCTGTAACAGGCACAGATAATATCTATGTAGTAAACCGTGGACCAATACAGCTTTCAGCAAGTCACCCTGCGGCACAGGCTTTGACTGCTTTTAGTGCAACAATAACCAATGATTTGACAGTTGACACGAATACGTTGTACGTTGACAGCACGAATAATCGGGTTGGAATCGGTATTGCATCCCCTAGGACTGACCTTCATTTGTTTAAAGCAACTGGCGACACTGGTGTTACTATTCAATCAAGCGCAGAAGCAAACGCAAAAGCATTTATTGACCTTTATGGAAGGGATGCATCAAATGTTAATCAGATTTGGAAGATTGAAAATGATGCACATAATTTAAAAATAAATGATGATGGTAGCACTAAAGCAATGATTACAGGTCAAGGTGATATTCTACAAAACACAACATCAAGAACCAGTATCTCAGTTGATTGGACAGCAGATTTGAACCCTGTAATTGAAGCTAAAGGCAATGGCACATACGGAGGCTTGCTTCATTTAAACAATGAACAAAATACGAATGGGTTGGGCATTTCCAGTATAGTGTTTGGTAATACAGCTAATAGCAATGCATCAGCCGCTACAGGTAGGGTCGGCGCAGGTATCTTAGCTAATTGCGTTACAAGCGATAGCAATGCAGATGACGATGCAGGTGCTTATTTAAGATTTTTTACTAAGCCAGAAGCAGGTAATCTTACAGAACGTATGAGAATTTTGTCAGGTGGGGGTTTAACATTTAATGGGGACGGCGCACAGGCCAATGCGCTGGACGATTATGAGGAGGGGACTTGGACACCCTCTATAGGAACTGGAACAGTTAATGCGCAAGCGGCACGATATGTAAAAATCGGTCAACAAGTTACTGTATGGGGTTATTTGCAAACTTTTTCAGATAGGTCAACTGCTTCTGCAATTAACATAAGTGGTCTTCCGTTTACATCAGCAAGCGATAACTTTGCTTCAGGTGCTACTTTTCATAGGTTCATTAATGCTAATGGTGATATGGTTACAGCATATATTCCACAAAGCACAACTACAATGACATTTTACTCTTCACTTAAAAATGCGGGTTATGTCAATGTATTACACAGTCACTTATCAAGCACATCTTCCGTAATATTTTTTACAATATCTTATAGAGCATAACCCGTCTGGAAGTCGGGTCGGACAGGTGGCAATCCCGCCACGATAACATAGGAGACTAAAATGAGTTTAACTAAAGAATTTGAATATGACTGCGAAGTAAGGGGCGAACACAAGAACGTCCAAGTTCGTAAGGCAACAATTGTGAAAGATGATGGCGCAGAGATAAGCCGCACCTATCACAGACACGTTTTACACTGCCGCACAAAGACAGGCGACACTTGGGGTGACACAGACATCTCTGGTGAGGACGCATCAGTACAGGCAGTTTGTAACGCTGTATGGACAAGTGAAGTCAAGACAGCCTACGAAACATTTATGGATAATCAAGAGACACTTTAATGGTAAGTAAAGCCAGACAGCTAGCACAGAAAGCAGGTGTTCCATCAGGGCGACGCAACCTGATTATCAATGGTGCTATGCAAGTGGCTCAACGAACTACTTCTACAACTTTTAATTCTAGTAACATAGGTTATCTTGCACTTGATAGATTTAGTTTTTACACCAATGCAACAGCAGCTTTTACAGTTTCTCAGAGTACTGACACACCTGACGGTTTTGCTAAAAGCATGAAACTAGATTGTACAACAGCAGATACTTCTATAGCTGCAAGTCATAGGGCTGAGTTTACTACGTCCCTTGAAGGTCAAGATTTACAGCATTTTAATTTTGGGTCTTCTTCAGCTAAAACATTGACTATTTCATTTTGGGTTAAATCTAGTGTTACAGGTGATTACGCTGTTTCTCTTTATCAAGGTGATGAGACTGGACGCAGAACACAATCTCAAGCTTATACAGTTAATGTAGCAGATACTTGGGAGAAAAAAACAATTACATATAGTGGAGACACGAGTGGCCAAATTAACGATGATAACGGTGCTGGTTTAACTATTCGATTTGGTTTGGCTGTTGGTTCTGATTATGCTGGAACTGTCGATAATAGCTGGGGTTCTTATACAAGTGACAATACTCGTTTACTAGCAGGTCATGTTGCTAATATTGCATCAAGTACCTCTAATAATTTTTATATCACAGGTATTCAATTTGAGGTTGGCTCAGTAGCAACTGAGTTTGAGCATCGCAGCTATGGTGAAGAGTTGGCGTTGTGTCAGCGTTACTTTGAAAGGTTTGATTATGTCAACGGAAGTCTGATTGGTGTTGCCACATTAAACTCAACTACTGGTGGGTGGATGCCTTTTTACTATTCTGAAAAAAGGAACGACCCTTCTTTTTCATCAAGTGCCGCAGGTCAAACCTCTGGAACATTAAGTTTGTTGACAGGTTCTGGTGGCTACCCCGTCACCACAGGCTCAGTTTCTGCGTCACAAGCTAAACGTAAAAGTCTGCGATTAAATTTTACTGGGTATTCTGGTTTAGCAGGTGTTGCTTATTCATCATTTTACTACAGTTCGGGCAATACTTTTATTGACCTAGATGCGGAGCTTTAATTATGAATGAAATGAATGTTACATCGGCTCAATATTTTCAAGTGGATGGTGTTAACGCAAGTATCAAAGCTACGATTGATGGTGTTGAGATTTACGTTCCCCTTTCTTCGGGCAACCGCCATTACGACGAAATCATGCGTCAAGTAGAAGCTGGCACATTAACAATACAGGAAGCAGACTAATGGCATATATCGGTAGACAACAAGATGGTTTCGGAGTTCGTAGTAGATTTATTTACACTGCTACGGGTGGGCAAACTACGTTTAATACTGATGATAGCGGTAACGCACTATCCTATTCTGATGGTGCTTATGTAGATGTATACCTTAATGGTGTATTGCTAGACCCCTCTGACTACACTGCAACAAGTCTGACAAGTATTGTTTTAGATTCTGGTGCAACAGCAAGCGATATACTAGAGGTTATTGTCTATGATGT